GAGATCAAGCCTAGAGTAATCGAGGCAATCGGACAGAAGGTTGATAGCGCAATCCTGTTTGGTGTTAACAGACCAAGAGAGTGGCAGAACGACGTTATAACAATGGCGAGACAGTCAGGCAACAACGTCGCTCCTGGTTCAAAAGACATGTTCACACTTATCATGGATGAAGGTGGCGTGCTAAACAAGATCGAGGAGGACGGATATGTTCACTCTGGAGCTATCGCATCAACAGGAATGAAGGCTAAGCTCAGAGGCCTTAAGGGCACAGACGGACACCCAATCTTCATGTCAACATTGCAGGGGGCAACATCATACGGCCTTGACGGAGCACCTTTGTACTTCCCTGACAATGGAAGCTTTGACAAGAAGATTGCACAGCTGATCGTTGGTGATTTCAACAAGCTTGTGTACTCAATCCGTCAGGATGTAACATTCAAACTACTGACAGAAGGAGTAATCCAGGACCCACAGACAAAGGAAATCGTATACAACCTCGCACAGCAGGATATGATTGCCCTAAGAGTTGTATTTAGAATGGGTTGGGCAATGCCAAATCCAGCTACAAGAATGAACGAGGACAGAACAGGTTGCCCATTTGCTTATCTTGAGCCAGCGACACCTTTGACAACTCAGAAAGTTACATTCACTGTAAAGAACAAGACTGTCGCAATCGAAGGTGCAACTGTTGAGGTTAACGGTTCAAGACTAAAGACTAATGCTGACGGTGTTGCAGAGTTTAATCTAAGAGCTGGAACATACCCAGTAAAGATTAAGGCACCTGGATATGCACCTCAGACAGACACAGTGACTGTTGAGTCTGCAGAAGTAGCAAAAGCAGTGGTTCTTGTAGCTACTAAGTAGGTAGAGCTATGTATCTGACATATGAGGAGTATAAGGCTTATGGGGGAGAAATCCCCCAGGTAGCTTTTGTTAAGTATGAAAGACAAGCTAGGAATACCATCAACTACCATACCTTCGGACGTATCAAAGAGCCTGTGTCCGAAACAGTTAAAGAGTGCATGTCCGAGCTCATGGACTTTGAGTATGAGGTGGCTAAGGCACGCGACGAAGGCAGCAAAGCTATAAAGTCGGAAACTGTCGGAGATCATACTGTTAGTTATGCAGATGGCCTTGACTCATTAGGAATCCAAACTGGTGTAAACACAGGAACAAGCCAGGCTTCGCTAGAGCATAGCATTGTAGCTAAATATCTGATGAATACAGGTTTAATGTATAGAGGGGTGGAGTAATGCTAACGAATGCGGATATTACACTTTTTAATCGCTATTATGATGCGGATAGCGATGAGTACAAATACGCAAGGACATTTCTCAGAGGGGTTAACTGGCAAGATTCCCAAGCTATAGATATCTCGCAATCAGCGGGAGTTAAAAGCACAAATCATACGCGAGTTTTTATCCCGTTAAAAGTTGACTCGGAAGAGAAAACATACCTCAAGCCTAAGACGTTTAAACGTAGCGACAAGGTCACAAATTACACTTTGGACAACGCAGATATCGTTGTTAAGGGAATTGTCGATTTTGATATGAACGACGCTAATAGCGGTGGTTTTAAGGCTCTTTTGCGTGACTTTGATGATGTGATGAAGATTACTAAGGTAGTTGATAATAGGTATGGTAGCAAGTTAGTACAGCACTTTGAATTGGAGGTTGAATAATGGCAAAAGAGTGGAAGGCAGGAGATTATATCCCTGTACAGTATATTAACGCCCTCGAAAAAGAGGTCGAAGAGCTGCGTAAGTTTGCTCCAGGGGATGGGGACGAAGATGTCGATAAGAGTGAAGGTTGACATTGACGCAATAAAGATAGCTAGAAAAAAAGGATTAGATCAAAACGGTGCAGCACAAAGGTTTTTTACCCATGAGGTTAGACGTTTGTCAGACCCTTATGTACCAAAAAAAGAGGGTGTGCTCAAGGGAACCGCAGTAGAAGGTGTCGATGAAATCGTATACCCTCAGATATATGCTAAAAAGCAGTACTATGAAAATAGAGGCAGAGGCATGAGGGGGAAGCGATGGGACCGGAGAATGGTTGCACAACGAGGACATGCCCTTTTAGCTAGTGTAGTTAAGTTTATAGCAAGGAGGGGATAATGGCTGATGTAATAATCATGGACGCAATAAGAAATCTTATAAAGACTTGCCCGCATATCGATAAGTTTGCTGAGGGGATAGGAATAGATTATCTTGCAGAAGACCCTACTTGCTATGCAGTTGAGTCATCGCCCGCAGACCTTATTTTAAAGAGATATATCAACGGAGACAGCGAACGTCAACAGGTCTTCGTTTTTTCGAGCAGAGAGGCGTACGGCGCTGATGTAAGACAAAACATTGAAAACATTGGTTTCTTTCAGCTTTTTGCTAGCTGGCTTGCGTCGATAAGCAAAAATAGGAACTTTATAGACCTGGGCTCAAATAGATGCCCAGTGAAAATTGAAGCCCTAACAACAGGCTACGTCTTTGATGTAGACGAATCCAGGGCAAAGTATCAAATCGATTGTAGGCTTGTGTACCTACAGGAAGGAGAATAGATATGGCATTAACAGAAGTTAGAAAAAGAGTTGCACAGGCAAGTTATCTAGACTGTGCAAAGACTGGTGAAACAGCAGCTATGGAGCTACTTGGCACAGGGTTCAGAGAACTTAATGAAGAGCCAAGTGCTCAGGTGAGAAGCAAGCGATATATTAACCAGAAATCCACATCGAAGGGTATTTCAGGTTATGAGTGGCAGTCTCCATTTTCTGCTGATCAGATTCGCAGTGAAAAAGCGATTGCGTTCATCTGCGAAATTGGTGAAAGACAGAGAACTGGAGCCGATGTTGAAAGAGACTACATCATAGTCGACCTCGATCAGAAAGTAGGAGGCGGAGCAACCACTTTCAGCGCCAGAAAAATAAAGGTAGCTATAGAAGTTTCGAAGTTTGGTAACGAGGACGGCGAGATGACTTGTGAAGGAAACTTCTTGGGTGTTAGTGATGTTGTTGTGGGTACATTCGACACATCAAACAAAAAATTCACTGAGACAGTGATAGCTGGTTAATAAAGGAGCAACACAATGGTTAATACAAAAATAACATTCGCAAATGGGCAGGCGCTCGTAGCAGATTTTTATGATCTAGACTTTCGCACATCATATAAGTCCAACATGGCAACTTTTGTTGAGGAAATCAACGGAATTGACATTTCACAGGATGATGACATTGTCCTCAGCAATCAGATGGATGCGCTCAAACGCTGTATTGATAGTATTTGGGGACCAGGCGAAGGAGATAGAGTCTTTGGTGGAAAACGAAATGTCATGATGATGTTTGAAGTTATGAATAAGCTGCGTGAGCTTAATGAGGCTGTTAACGAAGATCTTGTTGCAACAAGCAAAGCTATGCAGCTTGAGCTTGCGAAATGATAGGTAGCATATTAACCAATAAACCGAGCAAATCAGTAACTATAAGAGGTGTTGAGGTTCCCATAAACTGGGACTTTCGCACCTCTATTAAGTTTACTGAGTTACTGGCAGACCACGATTTATCCAAAATTGAGCTAATCAAAAAGGGCGTGCGTCTTTACTATGGAACATGGGCAGATACACATAGCTTTGCAGAAGGAGAACTTGAAGAAGCTATCGAAAAGATGATTGAGTTTTATTCATACAGTTTAGCGCCTGTAAATAGTAAGAATAAATCATCGAAAAAGCAATCGTATTCATTTACTTATGATGCTGAGTATGTTTACGCAGCCTTTTGGGAGCAGTACAAGATTGATTTGTCTGTCGTAGAAATGCATTGGTGGAACTTCAAGGCCCTATTTAATGGGCTTAGCGAGAACACACAGTTCGGAAAGATTATTGGTTATAGGACAATGGACATATCGAGGCTTAGTGACGAGGAGAAGAAGTTTTATCGCGAGATGAAATCGCTATATAAACTACCTACACATGAGTCTGAAATCGATGAAGCGCTTAGCAATGAACTTGCAGAGGCACTTGAAAATGGCGGTGATATTGATGCAATCCTGTCTAAAAAATATGATTAAAGTCAAATGCAGTGGATGTGGGCAGACACTGTGTAGGGCTAATTTAACGGACGGAGAAGTCGAAATAAAATGCCCACGCTGTAAAAGAATAACATTGATTGAAAGCAAGATAAAGAGCAGAGAGAGCACAGATAAGTAGCTGAGTCAACCTGTCTTGATGATATAAGGCAGGTGATTACATGGCAGATGGTAAGGTTACTATAGAAACCATATTGGATTCCAGAGAATTTAATAAAGCTGTAAGAGAGCTATCCGGCACGACAAAAAAAGGGCTTAAAGTTGTCACTGAAGCTGTTGCAAGTACCGCAACTGCTTTGGGAGGATTAGGGCTGCTTGCCATTAAACAGGGCATTGCTTTTGAAAGTGCATTTGCTGGTGTTAAAAAGACTGTGGATGCAACGGACAAAGAGCTTGCTGAATTTGAGCAAGGCATACGAGATATGGCAAAATCTATGCCTCAGTCAGCGACTGCTATTGCGTCAGTCGCAGAGGCAGCAGGCCAGCTGGGTATCAAGAATGAGAGCTTATTGCAATTTACGAAAACAATGGTAATGCTCGGAGATGCGACAAACATGACGTCTGACGAGGCAGCTACTGCTCTTGCTAGATTTGCAAACATAACTGGCATGAGTCAAGATAACTTTGATAAGCTTGGATCTACCATCGTAGCGCTTGGAAATAATCTTGCTACAACCGAGTCGGAAATTGTGGACATGGCGATGAGAATCGCAGGTGCGGGGCACCAAGTAGGTTTGACGGAAGCCCAAATCATGTCGTTCTCTGGAGCACTATCTTCGGTAGGTATTGAAGCTGAAGCTGGAGGAACAGCTTTTTCTAATTTAATTTCAAAGATGAACCTTGCAACACAAAAGGGCGGCGAACAGTTAGAACAATTCGCTTCCGTTGCAGGCATGAGTGCTGACGAATTTAAAAAAGCATTTGAAGAGGATGCAGCGAGTGCAATCATAAGCTTTATTAAGGGACTCGACAACATAAACAAAAATGGGGGGTCTGCAATTAAGACGCTCGATGATATAGGGCTATCTGATATACGTATGCGCGATGCATTGCTAAGGGCATCAGGTGCAAGTGACGTATTTACTAAAGCATTATCAATAGGTACAAAAGCCTGGAGTGAAAATACCGCGCTCACACACGAAGCAGAAGAGCGATATAAGACGCTTGAATCAAGGCTAGGAATTTTTAAGAACACCATAACAGACATAGGTATATCACTCTACAAGTCAGTAGACACCCCTTTGGGCGATATTGTAACTTCAGCAACAGACGCAGCCAACGGATTGTCTAAAGCATTTGAGCAGGACGGTATTCAAGGGCTTGCAAAGGCAATAGGAGATGTATTAGCTGATGCGGCAACTGCTGCAGCAAAACACGCTCCTGAACTCATTTCTGCCGGAGCTAAGACCGTTAAGGCTTTTGTAGATGGATTATATGCTCACCGAGGCGAAATTGTTTCTGCTGCAGGGGATATGGCAATGGCGCTTGCTAGTGGTATCGCCGATATGCTCCCTAAAGGTCTAGGAAACACAATTAAAAACCTCACTGAGGTGACTATTTCTATTGCTAAGCCTCTACTAAAGATGGCTGATGGGTTACTTAGAGTTGCATCCGCTGGATCTAGCCTAGTTCCAATACTAGCTGGATTAATTGGGGCGTTCAAAATACACTCAAAGCTCACACCAATCATACGACTATATAAAGAGTTTGTCGTTGCACAAAAGGCACTAGGTACGGCTATGGCAGTATCGATGGTCAGTGAAAAAGGAGCTACTGCAGCACGAATTGTAAACAACGCTGTTACAACATTTGCTGCAGCTAAGGCAAAAGCGCTAGCAGCTGCAGAAACACGAAATGCATTAGCCACCGCAGGCGGAACTACAGCAACAATAGCAAATACTATGGCTGTACAGGCTCAGGGAGTTGCAGCAGGTATTGCTGCAGTTGCAACAAAGGGACTTAGCGCAGCGATGTCATTTTTGGGCGGACCAATGGGGCTCATAATAACTGCGGTCGGAGCTCTTGCAGGTGCATTTTTACTGCTATCGAAAAAAGAAGAGAGCGAAGCAGAAAAGTCAAGGAAGGTAATAGAAGAAAAGAAGAAGAAAATCTATGAGCTCCGAGATGCTTACAAGGAATCTATTAAGACTGCGGAGGAGCAACTCGAAAAGGATTTAATCCAAATCAATAATACAAAGAGACTTGCTAAGGAACTTGGCACAATAGTTGATGCTAACGGTAGAGTGAAAGATGGCTACCAGGATCGTGCAAACTTTATCGTTGGTCAGCTAAAGGAAGCAACTGGTCTTGAAATACAGATGGTAGATGGAGTTATACAACAGTATGACGAAATAAAAGGACAAATTGATAGCTATATAGAGAAAAAGAAAGCTGAAATCATAATTAAATCGAACGAAGAAGGTTATAAAAAAGCACTAGAGCTACAACAAAAAGAGATTGACATGTATGTTCAGCAAAAAAAAGAGCTTGATGAGATTGTTCAAAAACGAAAAGAAGCTGAAGAAAAAACCAAAGGCGCGACAGGACGTGAATTAGAAAAAGCCAAAGGAGCGCTAAGTCAGTACAAAGAACTTGAGAAAAATAAACGTAAGGAAATCTCGAAAACAGAAAACTCCCTAAAAGATTCACTAGCAACACGAAAAGCGTATGAGAAAATGTATGCAGACTTTGAGGCAGGGAATTACTCTGAAATAACAATGATTGCTGAGGACCATGCTAAAAAAATGTCTGAAATTGAGGGCATGAAAAAGGATGACCTCAAAGCCACGATTAAGGACAAAGAAGATAATTTGGCTTACCTCAAAGAATTGCAAAAGGACTTTAATACGCAAGAAGTTCAGGACGCAATAGATGCATCTGAACAGGAACTTCAGCTTGCTCGCGATAAGTATAAAAGTATGGAGAGCGAGACGAAGAGTGGTGGAGATAAAGTTGCAAAGGCATCAGGCGATGCTGTCATGAGCGCATTTAATGCTGCAGTTAATGCAAGAAATTCATGCGACTGGAGTGGCTTGGGTCAAAGCTTTTGTGATGGCATAATTGCTGGCATAAATGCTGGAGCACAAGCTGTCAAGAACGCCGTTGCAAACGTAGTAGAGCAATCAGATAAAGCCGGACGTAAAAAGGCTAGAATGAATTCTCCATCAAAGTTATTTAGAGATGGACTCGGTAAGTCGTTTCCTGAGGGCATGGCGGTCGGAGTAAGTAGGAACGCATATCTCCTTGACAGAGCTATCGAGGAGAGCATAGAGCATGCACTTAGAGCTGGAAGTAAAGTAAGTACTGGCATCGATAGTGCGATAGGCGGCATTGATGTAGATGTCAACTTTGCAAAAATCAATACGGCTATAAGTAATCAAAAGAGCGTAGTTCCAAAGGCTATCTATGGAAATGTTAATGCTGGAGGCGTGCAAGCGACCGGTGCAACAAAAATTGAGCAAACAATAATATTCGAAGATAAAATACAGTCTCCAGCAGACATAGCAAGAGCTATACGTAAAGAGGCTGTTATTTTAGGTTTAGGAGGACGTTAGTGAGCAAAAAATTTGAGCTATTTGAACTAAATGTAATACGGTCAGATGGGCTAAGGCATATGTTAGGAAAAGAAGATTGGGGAGTAGAATCATTGACAGGTGTCGACTTTCCTGAAATTGAGATTTTTAGCGAACCTCGAGGCTATGGAAACGGTGATATTGTAACGGGCAAACGCAAGAAATCAAGACTAATTACATTCATGGCATCCTTCAGAGCTAGTGATGATAAATATGAATCGGAACGCAGAAATGTACTCGGATTTTACAATTCGAATTACACATATCAACTTGAGGTTACATATCTAGGCAATACGCTTTTAGCAAAAGAATGCGAACTAGTAGCGGCCAATTATCCAAGCGCAAATATATATGATAGTCCTGACTTGTCAATTAGTCTTATGTCGCCTTACCCAGATCTATTCGCAGACAACAAAGAAACAACAAGCTTTTCATCCGTGACACCTATGTGGCACTGGAAAAGAATATATATTGGTGATGAAGGCAAACTCGCATTTGGCGAGATAACAAAGACTGACACAAAGGTAATCAATTACCTCGGAAGCGAGCCAGCTCCGATTGTGATTACAGTAAAGTCCACTGGCTACGTTCCAGGTGTCGACATCGAGATGGGCGACATTAAGACTAGCGTGAAAACGGTCTTAAATGCGTCTGACGTCCTCGTTATTGACTGCGACAAGCGAACGGTCAAAAAGAATGGTAAAGACGTACCATACAGCGATTTTGACGCTAGAGACCTTATGCAGATGGTGCTTGGCTATGGTGATAATCAAATCAAAATATCAAAAGACGGCAATACAGCATTTACCGCAGAAGTAAGCTATGTTGGTAGGTATGGAGGTGTGTAAATGATCAAGTGTCTAAACAAATTCGGCGAAGAGGTCAAGATGATTGACTTCGTCGAACTTCAATGGAGTAGAAAATATTTTGAGTGCGGGTCATTTGTGCTATATATGGCAGCAAAGGACTATGACCCAGATGTCAAGTACATCAAATGTATTGGGCGCCCTGAAACTGCGATGGTGCAAAAGGTCGTGTACGAGGAAAAGAATAACGGCGAATTTGTAACACTATCAGGCTTTTTTATTGATAAAGTGCTCGATTGGAGCGCTTATACGATACCAATTTCGACAGTGACATCTACCGGAAAAGCTGAGGTCAAAAAGAAGCTGACACAATGGCTGCTTGAAACAGTAAGTGATAAGTATGCTAAGCATGGAGATGTATATGAAAAAACAAATTGGAATGTAACAGGGGGGACGGTAAGTGGTGCAAAACTAAGTGTAGATAGTGATGTACCAAACGAGCTATCTATAAGTGCAGAACTCGGAGAAAGTACAGGCTCTGCGATGCGAAAGGCTTTAAAGTCTGCAGGGTACACACTCATTTGCAGACCGATTTTCTCGGCAAAGGAAGAACCAGGTAAACCGCTTCTAGGCATTGAGTTGCACGTTCAAAAGGGCAAGGATTTGCGTGATGACGTATTTTTTGGCGAAGCTTGGGGCAACATCTCGAAGTGTGAATACGCATACGACGAAAGTGGTGTATACAGTGGTTTTTTAGCGAGTCAGGAAATACCGGATGACTTCAATACGCCAAACGAGGTTCACGGGTATTGGAAGGACGGCAAAAAGGTCAGAGCAATACACGAATACGCTTTTTTTGAAGATAACATGCCGAGTGGGCTTGGTCATTGCGTACCATTTAAGGTGTTTGACGCAAATATAAGCGGTGTTGAGATTAAGAGCTCAAACGAGTCGCTTATAAGGTCAAAAATGCGAGATGCTGCAAAGCTTGAGATGTTGAACAATTACAAACAAGAGACCATCTCAGTTGATGTACTCCAACATCGGTTTTATTATCTCAAAGACTACGATCTGGGTGATATTTGCACAATCAATATTGATTCAATACAAAAAGAATTTACTTCCAGGCTCGTCGAAGTCAGAGAGGTTCATTCTAAAAATACAGTAAAAGTTGAGCTTGTTTTCGGAACTCAAAACAGGCAAATTTACAGAAAGGTGGATGTATAGTATGGCAAAGAGTTTTCCGTTCGAATCGAAACGAATAATAGGTAATGAATGGGACAGAGCAATCACGGCTCAGGATGAAAGAGATTTCAACAAGATGTGCTGGGGAAACGGTGTGTTTATTAATCCAATCGATGGGCTAATGGTCACGGCACACGGAGGCATGACTGTAAATGTAAAGCCTGGTGGTGCAATCATTGAGGGCGCAGTCTTTAAAGAGAGCAATAACAGACAAATCACATTGTCTGCTGCATCGAGCCTTCCTCGTATAGATCGAATCGTTTTAAGATTTGACACTGCAGAGGATAGACGAGATATAGACATCTATTTAAAAGAGGGCGTTGCTGCAACAAATCCTGTTGCCCAGGATCTAATCCGTGAGTCAAATTATTACGAACTGGCAATAGCTGATGTCTACATTCCAGCTCGTACAACCTCAATCGAAGCTGTCAACATATCTGACACAAGGATGGACTCAAATCTTTGTGGTTGGGTAGTTCCGGCTGTAGAGTATCGCGGACTATTTGACAACCTATGGCTACAGCTACGTGATAGCTTCGGAACCGTGAACTCAGCACTATCCGGCACACTTGCCCAGGATCTTAAGCAAGAAATTAAAGTCACAGATGAAAAGTATGCAGACCAGATTAAGCGCGTTAGAGACGACATGGGTGACGCAAGCATGTTAAAAACCAGCGCAAGAAATCTTGCAGATGCAATCAATGAGCTATATAACGGAGGTGGAAGAGCTCAAGATTATGTTATGGAGCAAGGCGAAGTCGATGGATGGCAGTTCGTGAAATGGAAGAGGGGAAGATTAGAGCTTATTAAGACAGCTGATTCAGACTCCAGATCGGGATGGACTGCTGGAGCCTGGAATAACATGATTTTTAACAGAAAAACATTTACATTCCCATCGTCTTGTCGATTTATCGCAAAGCCAATCGTTACGGCATCAGCGCAGATTGGCAACGGATATTCGTTTGCCGCTCAAACAATCAATACGCAAAATACAACGATGTTGACGGTAGCTGCGAGTCAGAGCTCAGCATCTGCAGACATTTTAAACTTACAGATTTACGCAGTAGGTAAGTGGAAATAGGAGGGCGTATGGAAAGAGCGATAATAATAGCAGTATTTGCATCAACGGGGCTTTGGAGCTTTATAAGCATGATAGTGCAGAGGTACATGGAGCGTAGGAGTGACTATGCGATGATGATGCGTGGATTGGGCCACGACAGAATCTGTAGCTTGGGAGAGTTTTATATCAAGCGTGGATATATCACTCGTGACGAATACGAGAACTTAGTGGATTACTTATATATCCCTTACAAAGGACTAAAAGGCAATGGGACGGCGGAGAAGATCATAAACGAGGTTAAGCAGCTCCCTCTCACAGATAGCAAAATCAAATAATTATCAACCGGGTGGCGAGAGCCACCTTTTTAATTTATTTCAAGGAGGTAATTGAGATGAAAACAAGAAATTGGAAAGATTGGGCAGTTAAGGCGGGAACACGAGCAGTAAAGACAGTGGCGCAGACTGCAATCGCAACAATCGGCACCACGGCACTACTCACAGACGTTAATTGGGCTGTTGTTGTGAGTGCGTCAGCATTAGCAGGGTTACTATCCTTGCTGACAAGCATTGCAGGATTGCCGGAACTCGATGAGAATGTTAAAAACTATAAGGACTTGGAGGGTTAATCATGCTTAATGGTATAGATATATCGGGATGGCAAGAAGGGTTAGACCTATCAAAAGTACCTTGTGACTTTGTAATCATTAAAGGCACAGGAGGTACAAGCTATGTATCAGCTACTTGTGATGGGTTCATGCAGCAAGCGAAGGCATTAGGCAAGCTAACAGGTGTATATCACTTTGCGCGTGAAGCGGGCTGCGGTGGCACAGGAACTGAAGAGGCTAGATGGTTTGTTGCAAATTGTGGTGCTTATTTTGACGGCACAACAATACCCGTACTCGATTTTGAAACAGATACATGGGTAGGGCAAGAATGGGCGCGCGAGTGGCTAGATGAGGTATATAGACTAACAGGGGTTAGACCTTTATTTTATACATATTTGGGCGTGCTAGAATCTCAAGATTTTAGTTTAGTAGCAAATGGGAATTATGGTTTATGGCTTGCAAGATACGGCAGCAATACCCCAAAGGGCTATGAACCCAATACACCTGTTCCAAATTCACATAGCTTCCCATTTGTCGCAATGTATCAGTATTGCTCACAAGGAAGACTTACGGGATGGGATAGTAATTTAGATCTTAATGTGTTTTATGGAGATGTTGCAACATGGTACGCATATGCACAAAAAGCGGGTGCAACGGCTAAGGAAACTAAAAAGACTATCCCGGACAACATCACAATCAAAAGATATAATGGCGCAGATAGATACAAAACAGCAGATTTAATAGTTGATGAGCATATCAAAGCGAATAAAGTTGTAGTACATGGGGAATCATATGCAGATGGAATCACTGCTTGTTACCTTGCAAGAAGCAAGAAAGCGAATATTGTATTTGACAAGTGCAAGGAAACAAACGGGCTAGAAACATATACCATAGGTGGCGACATCAAAGTGAATGGCACGGGAGTAAAATCTATTAGCGGTGCAAATAGATATGATACGAATCTTGCAGTGCTGAAGGAATGCAGCAAAGACATTAAGAAGATAATCATCACAAGCGGTAAAGATTGGGCTGACGGAATATCAGTTACAACTGCGGGGCTTCCTGTAATGCTCGTAAGTGATTATATATCAGTCAAACAAGCAGCATTTCTCGAGAAACTATCGGATGAAATAGAATATATCATCATAGGCGGCTCAAGTGCAGTATCGCAGATTGTAAGCAAGCAGATTGCCGACATAAGCCAAGTAACAAGAATTGATGGCGCAGATAGATACGAAACGTCAACAATGATTGCAGAATACTTCTATCCAAACGCGGAAGCCGTGATTTTAGTTAATGCATGGGCAGATGCAGTAGCAGCAAGCAACATAGGGGAATACCCTGTTATTCTTTTGAGCAATCGCACAAATGAATCTGCAAGAGCATATATAAAGAAGCACGAAATCAAAAAGGCTTTCGTGCTAGGCGATATATCAGACGATATACTAGCTGATATATTCAACTAACTTTAAAAGGAGATAAAAAATGAAACATGAAGAATTTATGAAGCTATGTGCGAGGAAAGTTGCAGAATACGAGAACAAGAGAGATGACATTGATGTAGAAATTGACCGTGATGATGTGTTTTGTGTATGGTCGTGTAAAACCTTGCAAAATAGTAAGTGTTTGATGTCTGCACCACATAAGGGTGCGAAATATTACGAGTTTACACACAATGGAGATAGGCACGAAGTATACATGGATGTGTACAGTAAAGATATTAACATCGCACTTACGGAGGACGGAAAACCAATCACATAACGAATAAAATAATCAAGAGGGCATTTGCCCTCTTTTTTT